TCCATGATGGAGAAGCAATTCGAATGCTGGCTTTTGATTTTGTTGGCTTTTTTGCAATGTTTGTAGAAATGGGTGCCGCGTTTGTAGAAGCCGCGTCCTGCTTTGTTCTCATCTTCGCCATGCCGGAATCCGCCAGCGCCTTCTTATCGGCGGCCTCGGTGTAGCGCAGAATCTCGGTCATCGACTTGTGGCCGGAAAAGGCCATGAGCTCATGCGGGGTGTTCCCGGCTTCGGCCCGGCGACGCATACCGCCCTTCTTCAGACCGTGCAGCCGACAGCGGGCCGGAAGCCCGGCCTTGGTCGCCCATTCGGCGAAGTCATTGCCGAGCCCAAACTTGGAACGAGGCTTACCGTAAGCCGTGACGATATAAGTCAGGTGCGATTTCGGCATCGCATCGCACGCCGCCTGCAGCTCGGGCGAGATCGGGATATCGACATCTTCGGAACCGTGCGTGCGTTCGATGCGGATCCGCCCGTTCTTGACGTGCTGCGGGCCAAGCCGAACAACCTCGCCACGCCGCGACGCAGTCTCCAACGCGAATTCCATCACTAGCCGCTGCTGGCTGCCTAGCGGCCAATAGGCGCGATATTGCGCGATCTCTTCATCAGTCCAAGAATGATGCCCCTTGCTCTTGGCGATCTTGACTTTGATGCCCAGGGTCGGATCCGCCTGCAGCATGGTCGGCACAGCGAAGCGGAGCAGAGCGCGGATGGCCTTCAGCCAGTCGCGCTTGGCCGACGGCTTGGCGATTTCCGCTAGCATCCTTTCGATGTGTTCTTGCCGGAGTAACACGACGCGCTTGGTGCCGTGTTTGACGCGAAAGCGTTCGATGATGCCGCGCCGTACCCGACGGGTTTGTTCGGCGAGGTTCTGCCACTCGGCCGATCGGTAATAGTCAACAATCAGAGCGTCGATAGTTCCGGGCAGGGTCCGGTTCGCACCGATCTCAGGGCGATCGGGCTGCATGGCCAAGGCCATACTGTAGGCCGCCATGAATTCATCGCTGCCGGGAAGGCCGGGGAGCGGAATCGCTTTCTTGCCCGGGCGCCGGAAGTAGTAGCGGACGCGCGCGTTATTGCGATCGCGGTTAGCGAAGCCGTTAACGTACTGGAGCCTGATGCGCGCCACTTAACGCCTCGTCCCATTCGTTGGGATCGCTCGTTTCGCCGGGCTTGAGCGGAGTGATCCGCATGCGGTTACGCCGCAGGTCGATTTCGACCGACACGTCAACGCCGGCCTTCTTGGCTGCTTTAAAGGCGCGTGTCAGATCGACTTCTTTGAATGTGCAAGCGGCTTTGCCCAAAGACCCGTTCCCGCCTTAAATGCTGCTACATCAGCTAATTATACCAAAAGCTATCTGCAATGGATATAATGCAAAGAAAGGCCCGGCAGCGTCCTGAAGCGCCAGCCGGGCCCGGAATGCACACCTGCTTGCGAGAGCGAGAGCATGCCCCTTCAGAATAAGGGCGGATCCGCCCGACAACAAGATCTCCGATTCGCTCCTTCTCTCCGCCTTGTGTCGCCGGTGCGGCCATGACCGACGATGACGAGAAGCGCCGGCAACACCTGCTGGGATTGGCGCGTCAACAGCGCGCGTGGAAGCGCATAATTGCCTCTTCGAGCCTTCAAAAATTTCAGGACATAATCAGGCACACGCAGGATTCGCCTTTGCTCCAGTATGTACGGGAGCAGCAGCGGCTACTCGCGGAGGGCGAGCGTCTGTTGCAGATCGAGGAAGCAAAGGCACAACAGCCGACGACAACGCCAGAAACGCCGCAGCCATCCCTGGCCGAGTCGTTGGGCATCGAGGCCGAGTTGTTTAAGCGGATCGAGGCCGAAATCGAGGCCGTCAACAAAGAAGCCGAGCGGCGGGGTGATGAGTTTCATCCGAACGGCGGGAATACAGCCAAGTTGGTTACGGACCGGTTGGGCCGTAAGGGGTTGCAAGTACCACGGGATAAGGTGGTTTACCCAATAGCGATGCAGGATAAATACAACACCAAGCGTCGTGATCCTGGCAAACATTAAAGCTGTAGTAGCTTTCCAAGAAAGTAGCTTTCCAAGAAAGCAGCTTTCCAAGGGCAGCATACGGAGCTTTCCAACAAAACGGGACGAAGCTTTCCAAAAAAAGCGGTTCAAAGCTTTCCAAAAAGGCTCCCTGGGGGAGTTTTCCGGAAAGCTGGATCATTGATTGTTCAGAAGATTTGCTTGGAAAGCTCTCCAAGAAGCTTTCCAAACTAACTGCCGAGCTTTCCAAGAAAAACTCTTCCGGATTTTGAATCTGGGGCTTGTTTCTGGAAAGTTTGTGCGACCAGTAAATGAGCCGGCGCTCCAAACAGGGGGCGCCGGCTTTTTGTTTTGACCCTGAACCTGCGCTCGTAACGCAGGGCCACAGCTATGGAGCTTTCGCGATGGAAAATATCTACACGCCGACTTCCGAAATTCAAGAGCGCGAGACTCTTATTACGCAGGCAGCTAAAGCTTGGCGGTCCGTTCTTCCAGTCCATCCCGCAGCCGAGATCATCCCGGAATATACCGAGGAAAAGAAAATCGAGCTTGGTCGCCTCATAAAGACGGCCGGGCGAATGAACGTGCCGGTGATCGTCTTCTTAGATCCCGCTTCTGGCAAGTTGAGCTTAGGCGACGGCCGTAGCCGGTTGGATGCCTTGATTGCGGTCGGCATTAAGTTCAGCATCAAAGTCACCAGCGACACCAAGGTGACCATCGTAGCTCAGGGGATTGAGATCCCTGAGCCTCAGATCATCCCCATCGCCGATAGTTTCGATCCTTACGCCTTTGTTGCCGCAACTAATGTCGGCCGCCGCCATCTCAACGCCGCGAAGAAACAGGAAGTCGCGGCAAAACTTCTTATTGCGCGGCCCGAATTAGCCGATCGCGCGATTGCGAAGCTGGCCGGTGTCGACCACAAGACGGTTGCCGCCATCCGCAAGAAAATTCTGGCTAATGGGGGAACTCCCCATAACGCCGAGCGCGTCGAGGAGACCGGGCGCAAGGCACGTGGCCGCAAACCGGGCCAGACAAACGTCAAGGCGATGCCGGTCACCGAGGCTCCGGCCGCGCCGGATGCCGCATGGACAAGTAACGATGCATCGCCCGCGGGCGCGCCGGACGCACCCGCCTCTTCGCCGAGCGGCGTCGAAGTGGCGGCCGTTCCGCTCGACCACCGGCTGAGACTTGAACGTGCGCTTGGCCGTGACGATGCGGCTCACGCCGAAATTGCCAAGCTCGCGCGCCACGCCATGGCGCTCCTCACCCATGCCGAGCACAACAAACCCGACATTCAGAAACGGCTCGCGCGGATCATAAACATCGCGGATCCGGACAAAAGAATCCTTCGCAACAAAACACCTGCGACCAGCAACACCAAGCTCGACCTTGGCGCCTTTGAGCGCGTTGTCGGCCATGCGTAAGGGAGGACGCCAAAATGAGGCTCTTCTCCCCACTCGTCGACGACGCGCTCGACTTATTGGCGGAAAACGGTCTGACCGGCGAAGTCAAACAAGGTCAACATTACAAGGTCCTGTTCACCAATCAGTTCGGTCGCAAGTGCTTGCTGATTGTAGCGCGATCGCCAAGCGATTGGCGCGCTTTCAAACAAAACCGCAGCGAACTCCGTCGCCTGTTGCGGCGCCGCTAACAAAAAGGATTGCCAATGCAAATCGATCTCAACGAGAAAAGCAATCAGATCCCCGCAAACGAGTGCGCGATCTTCAGCACCGACAACATGACTGAATTGCGGATGACCCTGCCGGAATACGTCAATGGCGATAGCGAGTGGCCAACTGCGCTGAGGTTTCTGCTCGCGGTCTTTATGCGCACTCGCGATCCAGATTTCATCACAGAGCAGCTCGTCTGGTTCGACCGGTTCGTCGAGGCCGAAATCGAGAACAAGCTCTTTGGCACTCAGTGAAGGAGCATTCAAATGCCGGCCATCACTTCCACTTCATCATCCGGCGTGCCAACGCGATCGCGTGTCGAGGAGTTTCTTGCCAAGCACGATCCAGTGCGCGCGCGATTGATCGTTGCTGCAGATGCAACGGCATCGCGTGAAGGATTATGGGACATGTCGGTCGGCTTGACCGGCGAGATGTTCCAGGCTGTCGCTGGAATCGGCGGCATCGATGTTCAGCTCGTACATTATAAAGGTTTTGGCAGGTGCCACGCTTCGCAATGGGTCTCTGATCCAAAGAAACTCGCCGGTATCATGGCGTCGGTGCGATGCGAAGCTGGCCACACCCAGATCGGCCGCGTGCTCAGGCATATTCTGCGCGAGCATGCTCAGAAAAAGATCAATGCCGCGGTCGTCATTTCCGATGCTTGTGAAGAACACGAAAGCGATTTGTACAACGCCGCGCGCGAACTCGGTGGCGTGCCGGTGTTCATGTTTCAGGAAGGCAACGACGATCGGGTTGCCGGCATCTACGCTGAGATCGCTCGCATCACCAGCGGAGCCGTCGCCAAGTTCGACAGTGGCGCCGCGGCGCGGCTGGCTGATCTGCTGAAAGCCGTCGCCGCGTTTGCTGCCGGCGGAATCAAGGCGCTGGAAGCACAAAAGTCCGCAGCCGCCACGTTGCTGCTCACTCAAATGAAGAAGTGAGGCCCGCATGCGCGAACGTTTAGCCAATCGGCGGGGATGCGAATTGTTCGATTTCGAATCGATGGGCTTGCAGTTCACCGCCAGCATCGGGCGCTTTGAAGACGGCCGCCTCGCTGAAGTGTTTTTGGACAATCACAAGGCGGGCTCGATGGTCGGAACATTGGTTCGCGACGCCGCGATCGTCCTGAGTTTCGCGCTTCAGCATGGCGCCGATCCAATCGCGATCCGTCTCGCTCTCTGCCGTGACAGCCAAGGCCGCCCGCTCGGTCCGCTCGGTGCTGCACTCGATCAGATCCAAAGGCTTAAGCCATGAAGATCATCAGCGCTGATGAACGCCTGCGTGAAGTCCGCGGTGTCACGATCTTGCTGATGGGACCGAGTGGGGTTGGCAAAACGTGGTTGCTGCGCACACTCCCGGCAGATCAGACACTTTTCATTGACGCCGAGGCCGGCGATCTCTCCGTGCAAGATGTGCCAGTCGATACAATTCGCATCGATGATTGGCAAACCGCCAAAAATTTAGCTTGTCGCATCGGCGGTCCCAATCCCAGCTTTCCGCCGACAGCATGCTACAGCCCAGCGCATTACGATGCGGTTGGCGGCGCGCTGCCCAATCTTGAAAAATACTCGATCATCTTCATTGACAGCTTGACCGAAATTTCTCGCTTGGCGCTGCGCTACAGCGAACAGCAGCCCGAGGCTTATTCCGAGCGCACCGGCAAAAAAGACACGCGCGGTATGTTTGCTCTGCTCGGCCGCGAGAAGATTCCGTTCCTCAAGCAGTTTCAGCACGCCCGCGGCAAAACCATCATCTATGTCGGTATTCTCGAACGCGTCGTCGATGAGCTGAAAGTCGCGACCTGGCAATTGCAATGCGAAGGCGGCAAGACCGCGCGCGAGCTGCCCGGCATCGTTGATCAGATCATCACTTATCAGTTTTTGGATTTCGGTGACGACAAGCCGCCGACCCGCGGCTTCGTTTGCACCTCGCCGAATGTCTGGGGCTACCCAGCGAAAGACAGAGCCGGCCGCCTCGATCAAATCGAGGAGCCGCATCTCGGAAAACTGCTCGAAAAACTCACCAGCAAAAAGCCCAAGGAGGGCTAAACGCAATGACGGACTTTGATTTCAATAACGCCGGCGAACAGCGCTCATCCGATGTGATTCCGGCAGGAACAATTGTCACCGTGCAAATGAACATCGTACCGGGCGGTATTGGCGAAGGCGGCTCGCTAACGAATGCCGCCAACGGCGCTTGCAAAGGCCTCAACTGTGAATTCACGGTCGTCGGCGGCGACCATGATAAGCGCAAATTCTTTAAGTGGATGGTGGTCGAGGGCACCACAGACGGGCATGCCGAGGCCGGCGTGATCACCCGCAATCTATTGCGCGCGATTTTGGAAAGCGTACGCGGCATCAGGCCAGATGACAAAAGCGAGACCGCGCAAGCCGCGCGCAAGGCCACTGGCTGGGGCGATTTCGAAGGCTTGCGGTTCATTGCCAAGCTCGGCGTAGAGCCGCCAAAAGACGGTTACGCGGCGAAAAATAAAATTCAGGAAGTGATTACCCCCGACAGGCAGCTTTGGCGGAAGGTCGAGCAAATCGCCAAGCCGGCGAACAGTGGAGCGCCGTCGCAAGCACCGACAACGCCGCCGGCGAATGCGATCTCGCGGCCGCAGTGGGCGGGGTGATACAAATGCCCAAAGAACCCGACCACTCATCCCCCAAGTGGACGTTCGTCGCCAAGTTCGAAGACGGCGTCTTCACGCGCATGACGACGTTTTGCACCGACGGCAAGTTTGATCTTGACCGCGGTCTCGCCGTCGCCCGCTTCGCCTATCAGAGCAAGACCGGCTACAGCCATCCGCCGCCGCTGATCGTCGCCGCCAAGTACGTCGAGCCCGGTTACGACGACATCATCCTGAAAGAGTATGCCGCCGAGGAAATCCCGGTAGCGCTCGCTCCGGTCAGCCTATCCATTGAAGCCCCGCAGCTCGGCGCGCCGGAAGTCGACTCTGGCCCCTCTGGTGATGCCGGTATCGAGCCGAAAGATTCATGTGATGAATGAAATCACCAAAAAGGAAGACGAATGGCTGCGGAAATCAACCGCAGCAGCCATCGAAGGCGCCCGCAAGATCGCGCTGGGATCCACGCCGCTGATGAACACGCCCGTTGGCAGGCTAAAGGATGACCAATGGGGCTGGGTTGTCACGGGCGCGATTTTCGCCTGGATCCGCACGCGCTGCGAGCAGGCGATCGCCGAGGGAATTGATCAAGAAGACGCCGTTCGCATAACCGGCCTCTCGCCGTCGCCTTGTGACGTCGCTGTTATCACTTCGATTCTGCCGACGCTTGCCGATCAGGCCGGAATCGATTGGGCGTTGCCGCTATCGGCATGGTCGAAAGATACGATGACCAACTTCCTGCTGCTGGCGTGGCAGCTCATCGACAATGCCGAAGCTGCGCGCGACCACGGGCCGGGCAAAATCATCGGCAAGTCGGAAGATTGGGCGACGAAGGGGGATGGTGTTTCAGACATCCCTTTCTGAGAAGGCCACGCTTCGTGCTGACGCTCGAACCATTGCCTGACGTGGATGCGATCCGGTCGTTGCGGTGGGTCTTGAAGGGGCTACTGCGGCAGCATGGCATGAGATGCATCGATCTGCGCGAGGAGAAATCGACGTGAGGCACCGCTGGAAATGGCGGCCTGCGCCGCTGCCGCCGCATCGTAGCGGCTTTGCCGAATATATTTCTGCGCGTTTCGGAACCAACAAATGGTTCGTTCGCAGCCGTTGGACGCGACATGCGCGTAAAAACTATGAAGTTCGTATATCGCCGCAGGAGTATCGCCGGCTCGAAGAAGCCTATCAGCGCTATGAAGAGCCGTGGTCATGAGCATGGCACTGAATTTCAATCGCTCGAACCTTTCTGATCGGTCGCTCAATACGCTGATCAATGAATTGATCGAGCGCGCCGAGCCGCCGGGCAAAAATTATCGGCAGTATCTAGGCGCTAGTGCAATCGGCGCCGAATGCTTGCGGCAAGTCCAGTACTCATGGATGTGCGATCCGCAGCATCCGGCGCGGATCAAAGACATTTTTGAGCGCGGGCACTTTTTTGAAGACGTGACGCGGAAGCATTTGATTGCTGCCGGATTTGAGTTTGCTCCGAATGAGAAACTCGCTTTCAAAGCGGCCGATGGATTGTTCCGCGGCCATGCCGATGGAATCATTATCGCCGGTCCCGAACTGCCGGCGCTGATTTACCCCTGCATTTGGGAGCACAAGTGTTTGGGAGCGAAGGGCTGGCGTGCGATCGAGCGCGACGGTCTGACGGGACTCTATGAAGTCTATGCGGCGCAAACGGCACTCTATCAAGCCTATTTGAATTGCACCAATCCCGCGCTCTTTAGCGTCGTCAACGCCGATACGGCTGAGCGGCTGCATTTTGCTGTGCCGTTCGATGTGCAACTGGCCCAAGCAACAAGCGATCGCGCCGTTGCTGTGATCGAAGCGACCAGCGCCGGCGAGCTGTTGCCGCGTGTGACGGAGGACCCTGAAGATTTTCGCTGCAAGATGTGCAGCCACAAAGAACGGTGCTGGCATGGCTGAACTCAATGAATCAACTGCGAAACGCGTCGCGAAGCTGATCCGCCTAATGAGCTCCGAGCACGACGGCGAATGGGGCAATGCGGTACGCAAGCTGAAGCTGGTCTTAAACAACGAAGGTCTGACGTTCAACGACCTCGCCATCGTGATCGAGAATTGCGACGGCGCGATCGAAGAACGGAAATATTCGGACGACGACGCCAAAATCATTTTCGCTCGCGGCGTCGAAAAAGGCCGCGTTGAAGAGGCGCAAAAGCAGCAAGCGCCACCGGAATTCTACGAAGCTGACGGAACGCCGCGCTGGTACGAAATTGCACTGTTCCTCCACAACAACAAAGCGCGACTGCGTAAGGATTGGGATAAAGGTTTTGTCGAAGAACTGCCGAGCCGAATTGCAGGTTACGGCACGCCAACTCGACCAATGATCAAGCAAATATTCCGGATTTTTATCATGCTTGGCGGGACGGTCGATCCTAAGATTTTGCAAAACTATGCCTGATGGAGACGGCTATGCCAACAACAACAAATAAGCCGCATACCTACATCGCCGATCTCGCGCATCTGCCCAAAGCACTTGAGCACATCACCGCACTGAGGCGCTGGGTGATCTGGCGCTGGGAATGGCGCAAAAACAAATGGACCAAGCCCCCTTACCAATGCTGCTATCCAAAGACAGCGGCGAAATCCAACGATCCTAACACGTGGGGGACTTACGCCGATGCCATCGCCGCAATCGCCGCCGGAAAGGCGGACGGCATCGGCTTCATGCTCAAGGATTCCGAGCTTGCCGCTGCCGACCTCGATCACGTGCGCGATTCTACAACGGGCGAACTCATTCATTGGGCGCAGCAGCTCTGTGTCGAGGCCGATCAGCTTGGACTTTACCGTGAAGTAACAGTTTCAGGCGCCGGCTTTCGCTTCATCGGCCTGGCGCAAGGCAATAAGCTGCATTGCAAGTTCACGTTCGACAAAAAGAGCGGCATTGGTATCGAACTGTTTCGCAACTGCGCGCGATACATCACCATCTCAGGACTGCAGGAAGGATCCTGCGAAAATCTTCCGTCAATCGACGATTACCTCAATAGTCTAAAGGCGCGCTTCGACGGCCAGCAGCCGCCATCAGCGCCAACAAATTTCGATTTCAATTCTGCCGGGCCGCAGCAGGATTACTATCAGGATTTGATCCAGAACGGCGCGCCGCAGGGCGAGCGCTCGGAGAAATTCCAAGAAGTCATCTGGCATCTGGCTGCGAATGGCTGGACCATTGAGCAGATTGTTGACGAGCTCGCCAAATACCCCAATGGCATTGGCCTGAAATACGCTGCACGGTTGCTGGATGAAGTCGCGCGCTCTTTTGGCAAATGGCAAAATCACAGGCAAGCGAGCGCAACAGGATCTCCGATCGCGTCCGGCGCGCTGTGGCCGCAGATTCAAGTCATCCCAGCGAACTGCCGCGCGTGGTCAATGAGGCCGAGAACGCGTTGATCATGCTCGGGCGCGAGATCTATCAGCGCAACGGCATGGTGGTGCGGCCAGTGCTCAACGAATCGCTGAAGACAAACGACGGCGGCAAAACCGCAAGCTGGCAGCTGATCGAGGTAACGCAGCCTTATCTGGTCGAGCAGCTGTGCTGTGCCGCACAGTTTCAGCACTATAACGGCCGCCGCAAGAAGTTCGTACCAATCGATGCGCCCGACAAGGTTGCCGAAGCCTATCTCAACCGTCGGGGCAAATGGCGATTACCGCGTCTGGTCGGTGTCGTGAACGCTCCTTTCATCCGCGCCGATGGCTCGATTTGTGAAACCGCCGGCTACGATCCCGACAGCTATATTTTGTTCAAGCCGGAAACTCAGGTCTTCCCGCGAGTGCCGCAGAATCCGACCAAGGTCGAAGCCACGGCTGCGCTCGCAAAACTGCGTAAATTGATCGAGACGTTTCCGTTCGTAACTGATGCTGATCGTGCGGTAGCCCTGGCCGCCATGCTGACGGCATTGGACAGAAGATCAATGTCGGCTGCGCCATTAATCGGCTTCTCTGCACCAACGGCGAGGACCGGTAAATCGCTGCTGGTGAAGCTGATAGGCATCCTGGCGACCGGCCGCGCAGTGCCGGTGAAATCACAAGGGCGAAACGAAGAAGAATTTGAAAAGCGTCTCGGGGCCAACTTGCTGGCCGGTGACGTGTGTATCTCAATCGACAACTGCAGCCGCCCCCTATCAGGCGACATGCTGTGTCAGGCATTGACCGAAGATGAAGTCGATGTGCGCGTACTCGGCCGTAGCCGCAATATCAAGACAGCAACCATCGCCACCATCTTTGCCACCGGCAACAACCTGACCATTGCCGGTGACCTGACCGCACGTTGCTTGCTGTGCTCACTGGATGCCGAAGTCGAGCGCCCGGGACTGCGCAAGTTCAGCGTGGATGCTGAGAAAGAAGCGCGCCGCAAGCGCGGTGAGCTGGTGGTTGCGGCGCTGACAATCTTGCGGGCCTGGCATATTGCGCGGGCAAGCGTCGCTGTCGATCCCTTCGGCGGATTCGAAGACTGGTCGCGGCGAGTGCGTGAGCCGCTGATCTGGCTGGGCGAGGCCGATCCCTGCGATACGATCAAGAGGGTGCAGGAGGATGACCCAGAGCTCGACGCCCTGACGACGCTGCTGGAGCAGTGGAAAAAGCATCTCGGAACGGGTTCCACGCATACTCAGCAGGAGGTCATCGCACGGGCGCTGATCACTCCAGAATTCTATGAGGCGCTAAAAACCGTGGCGCTGTCAAAAAGCGGTGGAACCGTAAGCAGCGAACGGTTGGGATGGTACCTGAAAAAAGTAGAAGGAAAAATCATCAATGGATTGAAGATCATAAAAGCTGGAAGAGCGCAGGGATATAAAAAATGGAAGCTGGTTTAGTTGGGGGGGTTGGGTGAAGGTAGAGGTTATATTTCGGTCAATGCGTAAAAATGCCAGGGGGGGGTAGGGGGTGACATTTTTAGGGGGGTAAGCGGAATTACCCCCTAAACCTCTTCTAACCCCCCCCAACCGCCCCCAGCGCGTGAAGGAGAAATCGAAATGAAGATCGAGCCTGAATTGCATATCCAAGATCTCTGCAAGGACAAGGCCCGTAAGGGCGATGGCCTGTTCGCGATTGCCTATGCCTTGCTTGAAGTCGCCGCTGCGCAGAGAAGCCTTGCTGTTCACGTCAAGTATCTCGGCAATGGCGATGCGGCGACCACCATAGGAGCGATTGAGGCATTTGGCATGCATATCGGAGAAAAGATGGACACATTGTCGGCCGTACTCAGTACGAATCGAGAAGAATAAATGCGCTCGCTCACTCGCTTAAAGCTCTCCAAGCCGATCACTCGAACAAATCCATCTAACCTGCTGATGAACCTTGAAGAAGTGCTCGAATCCGACCGGCAATATTTCCTCGACCATCCGGATGAGGAGGAATTCATCCGCGAATTCTGCCCCGGTGAGTTCGGTAAGGCCGAGCTGCCGGAGATCCCGCCGGGCTTTCGCTTCGCCACTTGTGTCAGCCGGATTTGGCGCGACGGGGAGCCGGTCGGGCGCTATCGCGAATTGATGACGGTGAGCGAGTGATGGGCGAGCGCTTTCGCTTTTGCACGTGGAACAACCAGACCTGTAGCTGCGATCATGCGGCTGTGCAGCCGTGCTTAGCGGCTTTGATTGCCGCCTATTTGCACTGGATGGCTGCCCACGTCCGCGCCGTCGCCGCTGGCCGCATACTCGATGATTCGCACAACGATGCCGCACAAGCGGTGCTGGGCTGGTACCAAACCGGATTGGCCATCGCCGATATCGGCCGCGTGTTTTCTAGTCGGGCTGCAGCAGACCGGTTCGGCGTCCACCGCACGCGTGATGGCTTTGATGACGAGGAGGACTAAGCAATGGGATGGAACGACCACGTTGAGTTCATCGAGACGCGATGCCTCAAATGCGGTGAGATTGACGACTGGGAATATTGGGACGAAGTCGGGCGCATGCGTTACGTCGGCAGCATCGGAGAGATGCTCAATGTGGACGCCACACGTTCCGGCAAATGCCCGCATTGCGGATCAAACAAGGGTAGGATCATAGACGAGGATGACGACGAGGACAGCTAATGGCAAGTGGAGGCGTCGTATAGTTGTGCCGTTCTCGGCCGTTGTCTCGGGCGGAGAGTTGCACATTTCGCCAAATGACCGCCATGCCGGGTCCATACCGGCCACCGCCCCTTGATTACCGACCGGAGGCCCGGGTCGCAAGGCTTGTAGCCATGATCGTCTCCTTCATGGGAATCGTATCCCTTTTTCTTTGCGTGTCCACAAAGATAAGGGATCTTGATGCGATCGCTGGCGGGTAGAGAGCAATGGCGATTGGCGCGGTGGAGGCCGTAATGACCCCTGATGAAGCAGTTGAGGCCCTTGAGATGAGCGAGGAGGAGGCACTCCGGCTCCGTAAGCTGTGCGCTCGGCGGCACATGATGCGCGACGACCTGTTCCGCGATGAGCTGGCCGAGTTGCTTGGGATTTCGCGTGAGATGCTCGATGCCGGCGTCGCGGTCGTGGCTGCTGGCTTACGGGAGGATGTGGAAGCGGGGCTGATGAGCTTCGAAGAGGCTTTGATAGCTGCTAGCGGTGGGAGGAACTGAAAATGAGCATGCTGGAAGAAGGTAAATCTTATGATCACACCTATTCGGTTGGCGATCGAGTTTTTGATCTGCCTTCTCGACAGATGGTGACAATCTTAAAGATTGAATTGGTGGAAGATGGTGGTGCCACTGAACAATTCCAATCAGTAAACCCAAGCAATGAGTTTCTGTTGTGTGGCGATGACGCCTACTATTTTGTTGTGACCGTCGATGCGCCTGCTGATTTCCCTGGAGTAGAAAATTTCCCGGGCGGGCAGCGTGTCATTACTGAATTCTGCTTGCCTGAAGAAGCCGAACGTTATCGCGGCTTCGACTGCATACCATCGTAAGGGGGCGGCCGTGGTGATGCAACAGCGATGCGAGATGAGCAGCATGCGCGTGCGCGCCCGGGTCCTGGCTAGTGTTTGTTTGCTCGCAGGTGCCGCGCGGCCGCATCCCTCGATCTAATTTGTTGCACATGAAACTTTCCTAGACTTGACTGCCCGATCTCTTAGATGCGCGCCTTCTTCGATGCGTTGCCGTCCGCTCGTCCCTGTATGGTGCGGCTGTGAAGGCGGTCGCGAGCGTGGCATTTCGTGGACGACGGAACGGAAGGTGGCGGAATGTTTGCTTGGAGCGAACTCCGTATCAACAGGGTCCTTGAAAATCAAATGGAACGGTCGCCGGTTAAAGTCACGCGCGCTTGCGCATGCGTACCGATTTGGCGCGCGGCCCGCGGCCTGAAGAGAATACAGCGCACCGCTAATGCTGACGTGGTGAATGGGGGACTAACTCTAGTTCCAAGAATATAACGAACACCTGCATCAACTGCCTATAATATCGCGCGAGAAAGGATGCGCTGCCCATGAAGAAGCCTCGCGGTATGACCGACGAAGAGTATTACGGCAAAGGGGAGTGGGAGAGCGACGACTCTTTTCGTCGCCGCGTCCGTGAGAGCAAGTCGCGCGATCGATGGCATACGTTTAAGGAATGGGCGATCGGCGTTTCTTTCCTTATCGTCTATGGCGTTTTAATCCTATTCGGGGCGGCCATGATCTACTCGTACTGGGACTGGCCGACGGTCATTGCTGATCTTGATAGGCCGGCACCTGTCTGGTTTGTCTTCTTGTTGTACATTCTGGGAATGCTCGGGGTGTATTGGCACTTACGCGACAAGCGCGGCCCGAAGTAGTCACGCAATACGGCGGACACGATGATTGATGACTCAACCATGGCGACGACGGCGGAGATTCTGCTGCTCGCGGATTTCTCCAAGCAGCGGCTATCGCAGCTTGAGCAGGCCGGCGTCGTGAAGCGTTTCAGCAAGGATCAGTGGCCGCTGGTTGCGACCATCAAGGCGCTGTTCGCTGACGCCCGCCAGCGCTCGACGGAATACTCGGAAGCGAAAACGCAGCTCGAGAATATCAAGGTCGAGCGCGAGAAGTTGAGGTTGGCGAAGGAGGCCAAGGACGTGGTGCCGGCGTCCGATCTTGAGGCGTTGTTGATGTTCTTCACTGGTCAGCTGTTGCCGTTCCTCGGCAGCTTCCCGGCTCTGGTTGGTGGGCAAGATTTGACCGTTCGCCGGCGCGCCGAGAAGGTCGTGTTCGACGGCCAAACCAGAATGGCCGCCGCGTGTGAGGCTGAGGCCAACCGACTGTTGGGCAAAGACAAGGATGGCAAGGCGGCGTGAACGATCCGATCCAAAGCGACTGGCTGGACTTTCTCGCCCGCGGCCTCGTGGCTGCCGAGAAGCTCGACCCTAAAACCCGCGCGATCTGGCAGACTGAATTCCGCAGAGAGCTTTCCAGGCGTGGCGGTCTCGTCGGCCCCCGCCATGTCATTCAGGCGATCGGCAACGACCTGCTGCGCGATTTGACCCATCGCGGAATCCGAATTATGCGCGACGAACTGGTCAAGCGGCTGCCGCAGCTGAGCGACGACGAGGCCGAGAGGCTCGATGCGGAATTTTCGGGTACGCTGGCGGCGGCGCTCGCGAGGATCAAGGACTGACGCCTTCCAATCGCCGCGCGGCTTCGCGATATCTGCTGCATGAAGCGGCCGGAATCGAAACTTGATCATCTGCTCGTTACCACCGCCGAAGCTGCCGCGCTGGCGTGCGTCACATCGGAATGCATCAGGACGTGGATACGCGCTGGCGATCTGTCCTACTTTTACGACCGGCGGCTACGGTGTTTCCTAATCGAAATCGGTGCCCTCCGCCGCACCGTACTCGAAAAACGCGGATCCCTAAGCAATGCGCTTGCCGATTTTGTGACCCCCCAAGGGCCGAGTGTTTTAGAATCACCGCTCCTCACAAAGGCGGTGCCCAATGCCTCTGGACGCAAACTCAAAAAGACATCTGCAGGCCGTGCAGGCAGACTCCGTCCGCAGCGGTCCGCTCTCGGCGGCGGAGGACGCTGTTCTCGCTCGCTTGCTTGAGCGCAAGGGCGAAAGTGAGCCCGCAGCGCAGGCCCGCCGTGAGCGCGAGCGCCGCGAGCGGGAAAAGTTGAAACGCAAGCAGGCCAAGCTCGCGGCTAAAGAAGAAAAATTGGCGTCCCAGCTAAGACAGCTGCAGTCGGACATCGACGTCATTACCGATCAGCTCGTTCTCGCCGATGAGCATTTGAGCGGGATGGCGAAGCGTGACGTCACCAACAAGCTGACCAAATTTTACGCCCTGACAGCAAGGTTCATTGATGAGAACGCTATGCCGGTGCCGCCGCGGGCGGCGATCCGCGCCTTTGCCGAGTTGGCGATGACGCCCTACCTCACGCCGCGTGAGCCGCTGCGGCAACGGCTGATCCCGGACGGCAAAGGAGAAAAATGATGATACGCAAAAGCGATCTGACGCCGCTCAGCGTTAAACCGTCCGTACGCGATGCCGAGCACGATCAGCTCCTCCGCGAGGAGGACGAACTGCGCGAACAGGCAGCGGCGCGCGCAAGAGGAGTATCACAGGCCACCATCGATCGTGGACGGGCGATCAGGCTCGTCGGTGAGCGTAATCGAGCTACGATCTCGGATGTTGATAGCGCCTGGCTGGACAACTACCTGCTCGAACTTGAAGGGCCTCGCCCCGGGCCAGTGATCGCCGTGCTCGACAACGAATCCGCTTTGCGCGCGTGGAAATCAGCTCGCATCAAGCTGGGGCGGGAGGAATGAATTTCAGTTCGGCGTACCGGGGGTTTCTTTTCCTTCTCCCCCTTCTCGCCGGATTGAAGCAAAGGCGGTCGCTCGGAGGCTTTCGAGCCGGTATGAAAACGCGCGGCCGTCAATTAAGGAAGCGTGTTGTGCCGACGATGCGGACCGTGATTGTAACGCGTGGCGTTTTAGATATCCCGACCGGCGGATTGCGCGAACAGCGCGAGACCGAGCGACGCAGCAACGCGAGCGGTCTGGGCGGCCGCACTTTCAAGTACTCGCGTCGCTATCAAGTTGGCGAACAGATCGAATTGCAGGCGCACGAGGCCGAGCACCTGGCCGCGCTCGGCTGCGTTAAAATTCTCGGCAGCTGACCGGTGTATCTGCGCGGGCGGATCTGGCAAGCGGATGGCACGGTGACCGAAGTGCTCGCCGCTTCATTCTTTCGCGTTCAGCTCGACGAGGGTCCACTTGTGACCTGTAGGCCATCCGGGAAATTGGCGCTTCGTTTCGTGACGATGGTTGCTGGCGATCGTGTTGTTTGCGAGGGGCCACTCGAAGGGGAGCGGCGCAAAGCGCGGATTGTTTGGCGCTATGATGGGTACGAGATGTGAGAGAGCATCTGCTTGAAGCTGAAGGAGTTGTTATCGAACATTGCCGTGGTGGCGTCTTTCGGGTGCGGATTGGCAGCCATATCGTGGTGTGTCGTGTTGCTTCTAAGCTTGATCGTTTCAAGATCAAAATTCTGCGAAACGACAAGGTGAAAGTTGAACTGGCGCCGCCAGATTATGGCCGCGGTCGCATCACCTACCGTATGGCGGTCGAGGAGTAATGCTGGATCACGCATCTTGGTTGTGACCAGGCTCGACCGGCTCGCCCGGTTAACTCGCGATCTGCTCAATGTCCTGCACGAGGTCACCGAAAAGGGCGCCGGCTTCAGATCTCTTGCCGACACCTGGGCCGGCACCACCCCGCGTGGCCGGCTCATGGTCACGATTCTGGGCGGCCTCGCCGAGTTCGAGCGCAGCCTGATCAAGGCGCGCTGCAATGCCGGCATCGAACGCGCCGCCTTCGAGCTTGACTTTGGGCGCGCCTAATAGGAGGCAACGGCTAGGGGGGAGACGCCGGCGGCGTGCCGCCCCCACCCAGGTTCCCTGAATAGTTAAGATTTTGATTATCCCAGCGTGATTGGGAGAGGACCCGGTCGATGTAGGCCTTTTCATCTGGGATTCGGGTGCAGCGGGGCCGACCGCCCGCCCCGCACTGGTACGGCGTGAAGTCGGCCAAGCTCTTTTGATTGTGGATACGTACGCTATCGTCCGGCCCCTCGGGGCGGGGGCGGACGTCGATTACACGCTCGAAGTTGCTCCCATCTTCGTTCAACACGATAATATTTGTCCGTCCCGGATTGTCCTTCGCCGTGAGCACGGCTAATTGATCGTTTTCAATCACAACGTCGATGAGGCTGTGGTCTCCTACGATCACTGTCTTTGGCCTCTTTTCGAGGCGGAGAAGCTGCGCTGAGGCCATGGGTATCGTGATAACGCCTGGGCGATCGCGACGGCCGACCGTGTTACCTGTGGGCTCGCCGGACCCGGCCTGAGCGATCTCGATTCCCTCATCTGGCGACGGCCTGAGAACGACCGGCTCCGCCCGCGCTTCCGGGAAAATCCCGGTCATAAGGATCGCAATGAACATACCGAATGCGCATTGCGCACCAAGCTTAGCGCTCATGCGAGATTCTCCCTCTCGGCTCTATCACCAAATCCTCATCCGGACTCGCTCGCACGAAGACAGAATCGATAAACGGGCATCATTGCTAACAGCGCTTATCTCGCAAGGGAAATTACGTGGGATCGGGGCTTCCGAAGGCTTCGGAAAGCAAGTTTTTCGGGGGGCGTTGCACAAACAGCACGGCGCGGCCACCCAAGCTCTTATTTTTCCTCGTGCAACTTTGTGGCTCTGGCTTCTCCCAGAACAAAATGTCGTCGTCCGCACTGGTGCGGTTTTCGGATTTAGCCCATTCATAGACCCGGATGAAATTGGAGCGGCAGCTCGGTGAGATTTTCACCAATTTAAGGAATTTGCGGCAAAGCGGCGAAAATGCCCCCTCGGCGAGTCCATTCTCGACCGAATAACAGGGCACAAGAAATATAAGTCCGCTTACTTGGGAGCGTATTCTTTCCGAACGGTTCCGTCCGGGCGAGTTTCGATGGCGGTGGGTTCCTTTTCTTTGAACGCGGGATAACATTCGCGGGCATCGCACTCAAGACGAAAATGTTTCGGCCCCTTGGGGATCGCGTTAATAAGTGTGATGCGATGTGAAGGACCATTCAGCGGTGTCACCTCTACGATGAGGTGAGCGACCTCTTTCTTGTCATTATACAACACCACATTGCCACGACCGATAATAGCTTCGCCAAAGCCGAAGAGATTTTCCTTCGGCTCCCTGACACTCAAGACCAAAAGCCGATCACCCAGACCGGCGGCTGCGCTTGCTGTGATCAGGTCCTTATCTTCCTTGTCTCCCTTGTTTCCCTCGGCTGGGTTGCCGACGAACACTTGCTTAAACGGTTCTGGGGCTTCCCAGATCGTTACACTGTTCGGACGAACGTAGATTATACGGTCAGGGGAAGACGGGCATACGCGGGCGGGTGAAGACGGGCAGTCGAGGATTTCAGTTTCGGCCGCTTGCGCCGTAGTGATCGCCACCATGGCTGCTACGGTTAAAATCAGCTTCGTAAGGCGGCCGTTCATATTTGCCTCCTGTTGCAAAGCACTTGTCGGATCCGATCAATCAGTTGGGTGGCGTCGGCGGCGTCGACCACTGCTTCGTGGTTTGGGTCGAGCCATCCTTGTTACGCGTCTCGGTCAGGCTGTCGGCATCGCCCATGCCCTTTTTGCGGGCCTTGGCGGCGCTGGCGTCAATGTAGCTACCGTTGGCGCACCACCGGTACACCGTGTTTTTGCTAGGCCCCACGACCCGCACAGTCGTGTCGGGTCCACCGCACGGGGTCACAATCACATGCAGATTTTCCACCAACTTGCCCTGGTCATCGATCATGAGCACGTTGGCACTGGCAGTGAGGGTGCCATCCGGCTGGTTAGCCACGATCAACAAATCCTGGTTGGTGGCACTGGCGTGCACCACCAGCAGCTCCTCGTCGCCGCTGATCGCGGTCTTGAACGGTCTCTTGGTTGAAAAGTGCACGGCAGAGCCGGGCGTGACATAGATGGTTTCGGCCTGTGCGACCGTGGCTGCCAGAACGGCAGCCGTCGCCAACAAGATACGCTTCATAATTGGTGACGCTTCTTTGTCGCTTCCGCCCGCGTTCGGGTCTTGTTTACATTAGCAACACCACGATTGCGGCCATCGCAATTTGTTCAGGCGCTTTTTATGCAAATTCTGTGCTGAACCTATACGCCTCAATCTGTGGGGTGTAATATTAACGCTGCAACCCTCCTTATCTATCTCATCTGCGGCGTCAGTTCTTTACTGTCAGGGTAGGCCCAACTCGGCCGGCCGCCTATCCAGTAGTCAGGATGCGTCGACGCCGGCCGAGTTGGCAGCGCTGTTGCGCCATATTCGGGTGACGCCGGGCATGCGGGAACGGATCATCGCCGACACCACCTATGGCGAGCTATTCTTCGGAGCGCTAGAGCGGATGGCTGCAGCGGGGTTGTCGTCAGCGCAGCGCGCAAGTTAAAAAGCTACGCCCTCGGCAAGGGGCTTCTGCCGAGGGCGCGCATTCCATCATGCGGGGACCGGTTCCGGATCGCTTTATAGCCGGAAACCTGGAGCCCGTGCCAGTGGCCGTCGAGCCATCGATCTCCAAAGCCAAGCAGACGAAGAAGCGGCGGGGTGAGCGAGCGCGCAAGCGATGGCGGTCACACCCGGGCCGCCACGACCTTCGCGAGCAATATCGCGAGGGCGATCTTCCGTCTGGCGGCCTCGCCGTTGTCAGCTTTGAAGATCCGTACGAGCAAGCCGCGTGGCCCGACACACAAGGTATGCGCGACGTCACCGCCAGATTGCGGCAGGTTCGGCATGTTGATGGCTCGGTCGCATTGGGTATGCCGGCTTGGGAGCCGCCACACAAGCCAAGGGTCACCGCCGTTGCCAATCTGCACGGCGACGTGCTCGCTCGACTGCGGGTGAGACGTCAGATTTCCGAGCCACAGTTTTTGGCCGGGCGGCGCTATCAAGCATACCATGACGACGCGGCGATCGGCTCAGTGCATAGCGTCCGGCTCGATCAGTCGTACGTCTCCGGCAGCCTGCTGCCTGACCCGATGACCGACCGGCAACGCGTGGCGGCGGCCAGACTGCGGGCGATCGAGGCGGCGGTGCGGAAGAGGAACGGCGCCGGCGGCATCTGGATGACGCGTATGGTGCTCGCCGAGCACCATTCACCCGAGGCGGTGGCCCGCACCGCGGGGGCGGGAGTCCGAATGTGCTGTCGGCTCTTGTACCAATGCCTCACCACGATCGCGGTCGCAACCGGCTTCATGACCAGCACGCGGCAGCCGTATCGGCCGGAGTTCGTCGATGGGCGCGATCCGGCCGAAGACCCTGGGCGGCACGCTGCTGCGGGCGAGCTTATGGACCCGCGATTGCGGCGAGGACGGGTAAATGGGCATAGCTGAACGACCGCTTTTCGCTTGACCGCCACAGCCCGCAGCGGCTTTGATTTGAGCACTGTTCAGGGCGATTCGGTTTCAATTCCAATCCGTGCGCGCGGTATGCGGCCTCGGCTTCGCCCTGAACAGCGGCCGGGGCCGCTCTTTGTTTGTGGGAGGTAGCGTCATGAGTCAGGAAACTGAGTATTTCCGCCGCATCGTAGCGAAGGCGTGCGAAAAATCGGGTGGTGATGTGAAAGTCACGCTTCGGCGCATCCGGATGCTCCCCGCCGATTTAGATTCCAAAATGGTATACCGGTATCTCGCCGAGGAGACGATTCGCGACGTCTTGGCGGCGCATCCTGAATGGGACAACGAAAGGGTTGCCGCCGAAGTTACTGCTGTCCTTAGAAAGAGGGCAGAGTCCAGACGTTGGTGGGCAGAGCACAAAGATAATTATCGAAAGTTTGGCTCTCTCGATATCGCTCTGGCATGCGCAGCAGCAGACGCGCACCCCGATTGGGGGCATGATGACAAAGGAACGCTTCACTATAGGGGCAAGGAACCTAACCAAAATCCAATGAAGCTCTGCGACTGGTTTGAAGCAACCTATCCGGAGCGCGTCGATCGTGTGAAGTTAGATTTTTTAAGCGGCGAGCTCTGAGGGCGGCTTAGGCCGCCCTTTTATTTTTGCCCGACGACGGCTCCATAGCGCACCATCCACAGCTTAAACTCTCGCATCTTCTTCGCTCGATGCACCATGTGGCCGGTCACCTCGCGATAGAGGAAGAACTCGTCGTGAGTTAGGTCAGCCTTTTCGCCATTACAGTCCGCGCACGCGACGACCAGGTTGCCGGGCTTGTTCGAGCCACCTCTGGAAATCGGTATTTTGTGGTCGAAGGTCCGCAGCTCGTTCGGGCCGAATACTTGCCGGCAGTAATAGCAGCGTGTGGCTTGCTTCCTCCGATCCGGGGTCTCTTTCACGCCGCATCGGCCTCCGGCTTGGGCTCATCGCGCGGGCTGAGGACGCGCTTGCCGCGCGCGGTGAGCTTCGGCGGGCGCGGCTGCTTGCGCTCTCTGGCCTTGGGCGCGCGGGCGTTGAGCTGTTCGGCGTCGGTGGAGCGGATGACGCGGCCGCCGTCGCGGACGAAGTGCGCGAAGTCACAGCTGGAGCAGCGGAGGATTCCGGGCAGGCGATCGCCGACGACGTAGCCGGTGTGTGCGCAGCTTGGGCAGGCGATTTCGCGAAGGGGCATGGCGGAGGGATAGCGAAGGTCTGTTTGATTTAAAAGTCCACGCATTCAAGCAGCGGCGGTCGTGGGTGCGTCAAAGTACTAAGCCGCTATCTGACAGTCTTCCAAACCAAACATGCATCAGCGCGCACGAATGAGGGGCTATGTTTTTGAACCAATTTCGTGCGAGACGGTGTTTGTAACAACGTTGAAAACGCCTTTAGCTTCAATGTTGGTACTTAGAGGTGTTTGTAGATGTAAGCGTTTGTTATCTCGTTATTTGATCAGTTCATGATGGAGAAGCAGCCCCAGATGTGGTTGTCGATGCAGGCTTGCCGGAAGCTCGCGACCTCCGGCCCGTCGAGCCGCGACATCAATTCGGCTTTGG